AGCGCCTCCAACTTTGTCAGGCTTTGTTAGACCTTTAACCGCAGCCATGATGCCAAGCGCATCTCTCTTGTACTGATTGCGAGCATCAACAGCTTTCTCTTTGTAGATAGCCTGCTCTTCTGCGTACTTACGGGCGCTTTCAAAGTCCTTGCGTTTCAGCGCATCCTTGTACTGCTCACCGGCCAGACGAGCTTTGAGCTCATTCATCTTGGCTTCTTTGTTTGCAGCCTCGATACTTTCCTTCGTACCTTGGTATCCCTCAAGCATGCCAGCCACGCCTGCACCGAAGTCACGGCCTGTGTATCCAAGTCCAGCAATTCCCGCCTTCATAAAAGCGCGGCGTCGAGCCTCATCAGGTGAGACTTGTTGGCCTGCTGCTTGTGCCAACTGCTCCATAATGCCGCTTACTTTGTCGGGGAATTTTTGCTGCAACCGTTTTTCTTCATCATCTTCAATCTTCCTCCTCTCTTCTGGGCTCATGGGAGGATTGATCTCTGGAATGTAGTCCCTTGCAATCGTTGCTAAGCCACCAAGGGTTGGAGCGGGGGCCGCAACCGCGCTTGAAGTTGGCTGCCGACCGGCAAGAATTGAAGCTATCAAAGCATCTTGGCTTGTCTTTTTTGGATCCTCAACTTGTTGAGCCAATGTATTTACTTGTGGCGGCGCCGGTTTTGGCGAAGCTTCTTTTACTCGCTGCTGAATTGTAGACTCAGGATAGCCAGCGGCACGCAACTGTGATGGCGTAGCCATGACACGTTGCCCGTTAATAATGGCAGGAACTTTTAATTCTTTCTCTTCTTCAACTACTGGGTCGCCACCAAACTCTATGCCAACGCCACCACCAAACTGGAATGCCACCGGACCGCCAGACGCCATACCAATGGCAGGTTGTGGCTGCTGCATCTCTTGCGGTTGCTCCATGGGCTGACCCATCGGCTGCTGATCCATCCCTTGCGCAATACCTTGTGGCGGTGCAAGTAATTTCTGCTGGATTTGATCGACCACAGGACCGGATGGTTTCTGCGACCGTGACTCAAAGTCCTTGCGAATACGTAGGCGACGGTCCATCTCCGCCGCTGCAACTAAAGCTAGCTTTGGATCATTGCGGTACTTGGGAAGCTCTTCATCAGGAAAGTTCTTGAAGATATCCATCGCCTCAAACAAATTAATGTCTGGGGCTAAGCCCGGTTGGGCCATCGTTGTAGTCATCGCAATCCTCCGTACAGCAATCCAGCAAGACCTAGCGTTTGAACAAATGGGTTAGAAGGGGCGTTGTAGTAAGAAGCCGTAGGCGATTGCTGCTGGCCAAAGATAATTGACTTGTAAGCCTCAGCCTGCTGCTGTGGGTACAGCCGTTGCTTCTCAAACTCTTGATACATGAGATCAAGGTCACGCTGGCGCCGTGCCTCATCAGCCAGTCCAAGCTGCTGCAAGGTCTGTGCTTTCTGCTGTTGATTGGTCAAGTCCTGTTGATATAGCTGACCAGCCTTATCAAACGCCTGCGCAGATCCCTGCATCTGAATATTGCTTAGCTGCGACCCAAGATTGCGCATCATTTCTGTTTCAGCAATCGCCTGCCGCGATCCACCGAAAGCACCTCGCTGAGCAGCCTGCGCCTTAAGCGTATTCAAGCCAGACTGGTAATCACGCATAGCGCCTTGCTTGGCCACATCCGTTACCGCCTGCTGGTACGGATTCATGTAAGCCTGCATCACACCAACGTTCTGCCCACCGACGTTGACACTGCCAAGAAGACCCGGCGTCTGTGCAGTTTGCTGCGCTGCTTCGACACCCTGTTGATATAACCCAGAGGTTTCAGCCGTCCGCGGTAGTTGATACGGCGTGTATGGCGTGTAGGCAATTTGCTGCCCCATGCGATACAGATCCGATATGTACGGAAGTTGATATTCCGGTGCGCTTTGCGTAACAGTTGTTGACGGACCACCAAGGCTCATTTCGCCACCTCTTCAGTTAAGACCACGCCTTTCCGGTGCATGTTAAATACACGCTGCCACCCTGGGCGTCCTTGAATCGTAATTGCATCACAACCAGCCCTCTTTGCATACCGCCTTATGGCGGGCGCAAAAGCAAGCTTAAGTTCTTCTAAGTTACCGCCAGCAAGCCAGCAGTTGTAAATTCGTTTCTGCGGGTAAACCCGAATCTCTGCTATGACAGCAGCCTCAAGCCCAGGTAGGAATATCGCCTCACCTTTGATGACTGCTTTCTTTACATCTTCTAACGTAAACAAATTCCCAGCGTGATCAAGAGCCGCCTGCACCCACGGCGAACACCGCTCCCACTCTTGATCGAAAGGGCTCATGCTGGGAGTATTTTATCGACGTTTACCGCTGGCGGCTGATCCTTGGTGTCATGTCTGGCCATACGAATCCTGTCCATCATTTCATACAGCGCTTCTGCACCAGCATCCGATGATCCATTGCCAAGATCTGCAACAACGTCCGCAGGGATTACAAATTCATTTCTTGCTAATCGTGCGGGCTGACCTTCGCCAGTAGAACCGCCTTCGATGTAAGCCTCGATGCTGTCTGACATACCATCACCAGGGCCCTTTAAGTACCTGCCGGCAGCCATCATCAAATCATCAAGCGAGCCGCCAGTAGCCCCTGCAACAGTGTCTTGGCCACCACCGCCGGTTACCGTGCTTTGACCGCCAGCCACTGTGTCATTACCAGTAGCTCCAGTTACCGTGTCCGCTCCAGTACCAAACTGTATTGCTGGTTGTGTGCCCATTGTTTGGTAAAGCCTCTCTAATCCTTGCTGATAACCAGTCCAGCCAGCCGCCTGTTCTTCTGGCGTTGGGCCGTAACGTTTTGCAGCCTCTGTCGGATTGAACTGGAATGGGTTTGGATTAAAGAACAACGGCAACCCACGCATGGGCTGGTAGATGTTTTGCCCAGACGCAGATTGCTGCGGTGCCGGTTGAGGCGGCAACATAGGAGCCGTAAGAGCACGGTTATACACCGGAGCTTCTTTATATACAGGCATCTTTACTTCAGGCGGTTTGTTCCGAAGCGCGGAGGCTAATGAGGCAATACCAAAGCCCAGCGTTGCTAGTGCCTTATCCTGGCCAGAGGCTGTGCCCGACAGGAATCTTGAGAATATATTGTCGCCAAATAGCGAGCCCCAAGAAGTATTGGAGTAATTCTGGTCATCTACCCCGGCAACCGGCGACCAATTTGAATCGTAATTAGGATCGTTGACTGCACCGGTAATGTCATCAGTTGTGACGCCACCGTAAATATCATTCTCAAAATCATCCATGTCTTACTCCGATATTGAAGACACAAAACTCATGGTTGCAATTACTGATGGCGTCGCCGGCCTTGTTGGTGATGACGCTGCATTGATTTGCTCGATGTAAACGTTAGTATTGTCAGTGTGCCAATACAGTTCCACATAATCATTTGCTTGCATAGTGAGATAAAGATTTAATGCTGCAATCAAATGGCCATCCACACCACCGTGCCGGTTTGGTACTGAAAATCTGGAATTGCTATTTGATAGATTCGTTCCATTCACAGCCGCCCATACATCTACGTCATGTATTTGTGTATCGGTATTTGCAAACTGAATGCTGAATTGTAAATTGTAAATACCGGCGTAAGTGGTTGTCATCCTTGATGAATTAGCCAAATACACACTATCAGCTACATCTGTTACGTCAAACGTAACTGCATACGAATCCGTCGTACTTACCGCCACTTGATCCGAATCGCTAGACCATCCACCATGTGGAGTGTTCATAAACCTGCCGCCATTTGGCCCAAGCAGATTCTGAGTTATGTTCTGTAAGCCATTGAAATATAAGCGCAAAACATTGGCGAACTGATCTTGATACCTTGCATCCCAAACATCAGGAGCAAGGGGTAGGTTAGGTGCGGCCGGATTCTTTAGATTGCTCATGCGCCACGACCTGTCGCAGAACCATCTGGCCTGATGTCGATCCTTGGCGATCCAAGCTGCCACGCATTACCAAGATCCGTGGACTCCACCTTGAAGATCATCTGTCTGCCACGCACACGAACATAGACCTGGCCCGTGAACCGCTCGATGGTTGTCGTCGATAATCTTGCTACCGTTGCCGATGAGCTACCGCCCTCAGACTGTGGTGTGTTGTACCCAGATCCCGAGTTCATCATAGGAATCAAAGTCATGGTGACTTGGGGTGATTCGACGGTTGAGTTATCAAACGTTATGTCAGGCACTACACGGTAAACAAACCCGAGCTTCTGCCCATCTTCAATATCAAATTCTGCTGACTCGATGTAAGCGTTGATGGCCACCGGCGTTTCTGATGATTGGTCATCCCAGCCAAGCTCGTGGTTAACAATATTGTTTACGTAGGTTGCTGCCTGCGGGTAAGCGCGTAAACCAGAGTCACTCCATGCAGTCCTGCCCATGGTGCCGTAATACCAGATATCTTCGGCATAGTTGTACACAACGTACTGGTCAATGACTGTTGAGTTGCGTGATGGATAGAACCACCAGACTTCGTTGAATCCTTCGTTGGTGCCAGCAAATACTTGGTCAACTTGCGACGGGTTGATATTAGAGAATATGTGGCGACGCAGATCACAGCGCATGGTCTGCACACGGCCGTCGTATTTGTAAAACTTGTCAACGCCCATCCAGTACACAATGCCAGACGCAACAATCGCTGCGTTAGGTGCAATGATGGAAATGTTGTCACCAAGAAGCTGGGTCCCCCATACCAGTGGCGGCCCAAGGTATTGCAGCGAATACAACGAAGCATCCGTGAAGACTACGATCTCTTGCCTAGTCTGAACCACGGTCACGATCTTGGAGCCATGAGATAGGCGTAAAGAACCTGCCTGATTAGCCGAAGCAGGCACCCAGTCTGTAAGTGATTCTTGATTAGACCAACGGATCAGCATAGGGTCTAACGTAGAGCTACCATACTCAGTCGTACCAAATGCCAGTAAGAACCTGAATGTATCCGATACGATGATTGTATTGACCGCACTTGGAACATCTACTAGATCAGATATATAAACACCGGATCCTGTTGATGCGGCATTCACTAACGCGCCAGTTGGCGACGCACTGATATTTGCCGATGCCCCAATGACATTCCGCAGATAGTATGTTGTCCCTGCCGTTACGCCAGATGGCATAGATGACGTTGCCTCAAACTTTACAGCCGTGTTTTCTGACAAGATGGTCTCGTCAAACGTTACCGTCGTAGGCGATGTCGCTGTAAACGAACAGGTCCCGCCTATGGTGTTTAACGCAACACCACGCGTTGTCACACCATTCGTTGCATCCCAGTAATAAATTGGGCCGCCACGATAGGCAAAGACCAGATCTTCACCCCAGTTCTGAGACACCCATAATCTCAGCGCTTCTGTGCCTGTAACACCAAAACCCCAGGTTCCCATACCCCATCCGCCAGCACCCCATCCTGTAACGGCGCCTTGGATTGCCGGACCAACGGGTATCTCATACTTGGCAGTTACAGTACCCCCGCCTGTTGCAGTGCTTGATGCCTGAGCAGATGCTGTAATCGTATAGGTATTGGTACCTGTTACCGTGATTTGGTAATTGCCATTTAATGTAAGGCCGCCCACGGCAGATGCACCACTGAAGGTAACAAAGTCACCAGTAGCCGCCCCATGGGTATTGTCTGTTACCACCACAGTGGTTTGATTGATCGTAGTGGAGAACGGATTCGTCAGTGTTGCCGTCTCACGGATAGGCGTTATGTCGTAATAGTTGCCGCCTCGTTCAATATAAAACTTCAGGTTCGTACCAACCGCCAGCAGATTATCAAAGCTAAGTGTCACCCAGTTCCACAGTGAGCGACATATGCCAAGAAACGATTGACCAGAGATGCGCTGCCACCCGCCAATCTTTTCTGGCGTACCTTGGCGAAAGCGTACCTTCTCACTTATATACCAGCCGTTCTCGTTGGTATACCGCGTATTCTCTTTATTAACTCCCGACTTAAACAGGATTTTACGTAGCGGCATTGCTCACCTCATTAAGGCTGCTTCAGCAGCACGGCGACGGGTAAGGCCAGGGAGTACTCTGCCGGCAGCTTTATTCCAGAGCATACATTGGTCTGCCGCACCATCCCAGTCCCCCGCATCAATACGTTTCTTGAACGTGGAAACCCGATAGTTCCCTAGGCCACAATTGTAGACCCAGCTAGTCACAGCGGCAATGCGCCTCGGTAGTGCGGTTTGAATCCTTGGGGACATCTTAAATAGCCCCCTAAGAAAGTATTCAACGTGATGATCCAGCGCATCTTCACATTGCTCAATTGTCCAAATCGTGCCGGGATTAATATCAGGGCCAGTGGCCCCCCAGCCGATTGTCCAAGGATGTCCACGGGTTCCGGGGTCTGGATAGGCCTGGACGCGTCCATCAGGCAAACGCTTTGCTAACCCTTCAAAGGGCTTGATCAGTACATCCTTGCAAAGCTTCTTTGCCTCATTCACGATTTGTTGTACTTCTCAATAGACCGTCCTACAAACCAGAACGTAAGCATCATATTCAGCATCGCAAAGTCATCTTCGTCATAACTCTTAGTTAGGACTTCAGCCCAGTTAGCGTTGGTCTGGAAGGCAATCGTCAGGCCAGCAGCTTTGACAGCCACGTATACGCCAAATGCAATCCAAGTAAGACCGGGGCGGGTAATAGCAGTGACAAAGCTAGCGAACCAGCCAGCTTCTTTTGCGGTCTGGGCTTGCTCCTTAAAAGCCTCCTTAATCGTGTCCATTTGCGAGATCGAGTAGTCAACATACTTCTCCTCCATCTTGAACTCGCCCCGCATTTTTTCGAGGTCGGTTTGGAGTTGGAACATGGATAGCTCGTGGGCGCGTTCGTTCTTTTTGTCCAAGAACTTCAAAACCTCGGGGGCAAGCCTAAACAACCCTCCGAATATAGAGCCAAGCAGACCACCACCAAGCAATTCAAACATTATTTCTTCCCCATCTTTTCACGCTCTTCAAGCAGCCTGACTTTGACCTGAAGCTCGTTAATGTGCTGCATGAGTTGCTCTTTCTGCATAGCCCTTTTCTCAGCACTGATCGGACTGTCAGTTGGCACGCCCTCTTTGGTAATCAGCGCAGGCATAGCACCTTCGATCTTAGTGAGGCGTGTAGAGAAGTCAGCAACCTGACCGAGCAACCACGCAAGTGAAGCGACGATAACCGGGATTACCGCCTTCAAAACGTCCGACCAATTCATGCCGCCCTCCCGTCAACCAAAGCGTTGGTTAATGATGATCGATCAAGAACGGAGAAGCCTCGACTCTCAGCATACTTTGCAGGGTGTTTTTGCCATGCGTTGGCACATGCTTCAAGCCACCGCACCGTCAGATCATGTGGAGGCATATTGCCACTTGCTATGATCTTCTTCTCCATCTCCAAGTACGCCGTCACCTCGGCTTGAGCCTGCGCCCCGTTAATACCAAGATCGAATAGGTATATATGATTACCCTCATCAATCAACCCGCCACGTGCGCGTGCAGCATTTAATGCCTGCTTCATGCAAGTCATGATGTGGTACTTGGCCTCTTCCTGCTCGTAATCCTCTTCGGTTATCTCTGCTCGGCCAATCTTCTTAAGTAACTGCTGGTGCTGATTAACAAGGAAGTTCATCTTCCTAAGCGCACCATTGACATAATTCTGTGAGTTCTCATGGTTTACCTTGATCTCCATGATCTCAACGCGAATCAACTCTGCCTTCAGATGATCCGTTTCTTTTTTCAGATCCTGCGTTTTTATCTCTAGCTGAATCTGCTCTTTGCGTAATTTGAAATAGGCTTCCTGTAAAGCAAGTCTCGTCTGTTCAATTTCCGCTAACGTGTGCTTAATGCTTCTAATTGGCGATATCGCCGTGATATCCAACGTCACTTGCATAAACTGGCTGTGCGATTTATGAAAGTTACTGGTATCACGAACAACCGCGGGCATGTTGTTCTGGATGTTTTTAAGCATCAACCCATATTCAGGCTTAACCGCGGGTAGGGATTTTTCTATCTGCTTGATTACTAAATCATTCATTACAAGCCCCCGTGACCATTTGATACGGCTGCCAAGCTTTGGCGTCCAACAGTAAGCGCACCAAAACTTGTGCCGTTTCCTGTGGATGCTATCGTGATGTAATTGATGTTATTTGTAATGGCGCCTGAACCATATCCTCTTGCTATGACACCTCTTACAGCCGATGAGCTTCCAGCGCCTATGCTAGAACTTGCAGTGAGATCACCAAAGTAAGCGGTGTTGCCGGCGCTACTGATCGTTACATACTGCATGGTTGCGATATTCGTGGTGCTAGGACTGACGCCTGTCCTGCCGCCCGCTATAACACCTGTGGTATTTGAAGAGCACGCTGCGGCGTTGGTCAGCGCAGAGGACTGAGCCAAAGAGCCGAAGGACGTAGCAGTTCCGCCAGATGCAAATGTCACCTGGTCAATATCCGTTGTATACGTTGAGGACCCAGTCTGGCCGCCTGCCATCACGGCTATGGTCGTAGATTGGAAGCCAGCTATACCTGTCTTAGCCGACGTTGCATCGCCAAAGAAAGCCGTGTTGCCGGTGCTCGCGATCGTGAGGTATTGCAGGGTATCAATAAATGTAGACGTTCCAGTCGATCCGCCACAAAACACACCAGTGGTTTCATTGCTGCAACCGCCCATGCTGGAAACAGCCCCTGTATACAAGGAACCAAAACTCGTGCTATTCCCTGCTGAAGCAATCGTTATGTAAACAATACCGTCTAGCCGCACCGTCCCAAAGCCGCCTGCGTAAATGCCGCGTGTTGTTGAAGATGCCGGCGCTGTACTTCCTCTTGCCGAGGCTAGCGAACCAAAGCTTGCCGCATTGCTTGTCGTAGCTATCTGGATGTAGTCCATGGTAGTGACATAAGCAAGCGATGTATTAATACCTCCGCCAAACACAGCACGTGCCGCCGGGATGTATGTCGATGCTACCGTCTCAGAACCAGTTGATGTTTCTGCAATAGACGTGCTTACCAATAATCCTCTATCAACCACGTCTTCGCCTAGCGCGACTTCAACAATTAATCCCGAGGTCTGCCTCGTGGCGCTTGGTGTGTCTGCGACTGACGATGTCTCTGCAATAGATCGGTCAAACGTACCCGTTACCGTGGTAGCGTCCACACCTCTTGATGTTTCTGATATTTGCAGAAGCTGATTGGCAAGCGTGCTAATTGCATCCACACCGGATGCCGCTTCAGCAATCACACCGCTTATTAATGGAATTGTTGATATCGCATCTGCGCCCGTTGATTGCTCAGCAAGCTGCGCCGCTAGCGTGGCGGCCGTAGAAACCTGGTCTGCGCCTGTAGCTACTTCTGAAACCGCCGTGTTTATCAGGCTAAGCCATGTGACGTTATCCGAACCTGTAGCAGTTTCCGATACGCTGCGCTGGTAAACAATACCGGACTTACCAAATCCAAAGCCCCTGGCGCTTGCAGAACCTATTCTTTGGATGACCGGCATATAAGACTCACTTGAACTGGGTTTGTGCGGCCAGCACGGTGAACGTGGCCGAGGCTGTTTTTATGATTGTATAAACATAAGCATCAATCCCGGATGCGTTGCCGGTCGTCCACGCTATACCACCTTGGTACTTAGGAACGATCGTATTTCCATCCACCTGTACGGTTGCATTGTAAAAAGGCGAAACACCCTGCGTCGCCAAGAGCGCCACCGTTACACTGCGCCCGGTTGCTAGTGCGGTATTCAGCGTTGTGCCAGATGAAGCCCGGAAATTAACCGTCCAGTTTGCACCTGCGCTACCGGTGTAATACAACACCGATTGTGTGGTGACATCGTAATCAACGGTTGATGGGACGCCAGAACCTGATACCGTCACTACCTCTGATGAGTTAGCCAGCGACTGCGCCAGGTTAGACGAAGATCCTAAAAAGGTTTGAAGTGCTGTGAATGTTGTTGCTGTACCAGGCGCCACATAATCAGTCCCCGCCGTTGCTGGCGTCACGACCGTACTTCCCGCACCTTTTATAAGCTGCCCTGATGTAAGCGTTGCAGCCGCCTGGACTCCAAGACCGACATAATCCGATCCGTTGTATACGGCAACCAGTGATGCACCAGGGTTTACTGTTACCCCTGTACCGCCAGACTTTTTGATCGTAAGTGTATACGTGCTGTCCGCATTAATGACTTTGTATGAGCGCGATGAATTAGGAGCAATGATTGTTGAGTTGGCATTCAGGCTCGATACACGGATCGTGGAGTACTGGGCCGTGTTGTAAACAATATTCGTTGCGCTTGCGTCGCCCGTGGTTAGCGTGAGCGTTAGATCGTAATTGGGCGAGCCAGAAAAGTTGGACCCCGTCAGGTCTGTTATGCCGGCAATCGCAATATCCAGATACTCGGTTAGCCCTTTGTTAACAGCATCGCCCCACGTACCGGTTTCCGTATCCGTTTCGATAATGGGTAGGTCTAGTAATGACGTACGTGTAATAGGCATGATTTACCTCAATTTATAGTCACTGGTTGCCAATCTGTAGATTGAGCACTGTTTATTTGCTGCCAGTTCGCTACCTGCGTATCCACGATTTCGTTCCATAAGTAACTGCTTATTACCGTGTCGCTTGCCGATGCTGATTCACTGACGCCTATTTGGAATAGACCACCAGCTTGTTGCGAGTCTACAGCCTGCGCTGATTCTGATACCGCGGCAACGAAATCACCGGTCGAGGCGATATTATCTAATGCTGATGCAGCTTCAGCAATAATCGCGCCCAAGAAATGCAGTGCTGCAACTGAATCCGCCGCTGTGGCCGTCTCACTTACTGCCCTGTCATAAAGCAGCCCAGCAATAACAGACTCTGCTGCGCTTGCGACCTCGTTGATAATCTCATCAAACTCTTGGGCAGGCGATACCTGGTCTGCTGCCGTTGCCACCTCGCTAATCAGACCGTTGAACGTAACTGTTGTACTTTGCGCGTCAGAACCAAGAGCTGCTTCAACTATTGATGCGGCTAACGTGTAGGTTGCAGATACGCTATCTGCCCCTGTTGCCGATTCTGTTATTAGCGAATCTAGCAAGGCACTAGCACTTACAGCATCAGAGCCGGAGGCGCTCTCTGCTATGTTTTCGCTAAATAAATCGCCTGCACTTGTTGAATCTGTTGCCGTGGCGGTTTCTGCAACCGCGCCTTGGATTGTTGCACTTGCCGATACAGCATCTGCGGCTGTTGAGGATTCCGCGATATTCGCAACAAGCGTCTGCTCCGAACTTACCGAATCCGTCCCTGACGCTGTTTCTGTAACAACACCTTCGACAATCTTCTCACTGGCAACGCTGTCACTTGCGGTGGCAGATTCCGTTACAGAGCTTTGGTATGCAAGGCTTGCATCAATAGCATCAGCGCCCGTCGCGCTTTCCGTAACGCTGGCGTCAAAGGACAGATTCGCAGTAGCGGCGTCTGTACCAGTTGCATTTTCTGCAATGCTAGCTTGCGCTGACAGCGTGGATGTTATTGCGTCGGTTGCTGTAGCAGTCTCAGATTCCGTGACGTTTTGTGTGGCTAGCGTCGAGATGCTATCCGTGGCCGTGGCCGTTTCAGCCACATTAGTGTCAATCGCTCCTTCAGTAAACGTTACTGTGCCGGTACCCGCCGTGATGGTGTAGGTGTTAAAACCGCCTGAAGTTGTTACTGAATAAGTAACTCCAGAAAAGCTGGCATCGTAAGTATCTTTGACCCGCAGAACAACAACCCCGGACCCACCCGTGCGCCCATTTACATTGGTTCCGCTTTCGCCGCCACCTCCGCCCCCCGTATTAGGCGAGCCGTCTGTTCCGGGCTGAGATGTGCCCTGACCGTCACCGCCACCACCAATACCTCCAACACCAGCAGTTCCCGATGCGCCACCACCGCCACCACCGTAGTAAGAACCTGTAATTGCGGACAGAACACCGGGGCCGCCGTCTCCACCCTTAGTAGCTGGAGTAGCCGCAGATTGCCCAGCACCGCCCGCACCACCACCGCCACCACCTCGACCGGTTCCGGTGCCACCACCGGCACCCCCGGCGTAACCTTGAGTAGCTGGACCCCCAGACCCACTAAATGACCACCCGCCACCACCGCTTGCGCCAGAGCCACCATTAGCAAAACTGGGGTTATTGGAGCCAAAACCACCTCCACGACCACCGCCATAGCCAATTACAGAAGCAAATTGGGAGGGATTGCCAGCAGTGGCAGCGGTTGAAGGGTTGGAGTTATAAACCTGCCCCGAACCTCCGGTACCAACAGCTACGGTGTAGGAGGTATTTAAGCTATAAGTCGTGTCATTAATCGCTTCAACAACACCCCCAGCACCGCCACCTCCTCCAGACCCACTACCTGAACCACCGCCACCACCAACAACAAGGTAGCTAACAACGAAGTCAGAACCGACAGTTGCGTCAGAACCCGAAGCCGTTTCCGAGATGGAAACGTCAATAACGTTTGTGCCTTGGGTTGTGTCTGAGCCTGTAGCTGTTTCTGCTAAGGCTGCTTGTGCGTTAAGAAGTGCGTTTTGCGTATCGGCAGCGTTGGCCGATTCTTGAATTACTACATCAATTGGCCCTGTGCCACTGCTAACCGCTGAGAACGGCGAGGCTGAAAATGGATCAAAGCCGAACACATTGTTGCCTTATTTGAGCTGTGCGGTGGTGAGGTTGATAATCTGATCTGTCGTTAGAGCTTCTGGGATTGTAATGGGTATTGCTTCTGAAGGCGATGTTTGCCAAGCACTCTCAACCCAAGTCTTGCCTTCGTGCTGCCAGTTCCACTGCCATCCTGCCCTGTCTGCTGGCTTAGGGTCTCTGATAATCCATTCCCAGTTTAGCCATACCAACTCTTTGCCATCAGGGATGTCTGTCGGAGGCGAAGGAGCCTGTTGCCAGCCTTCAGTACCGTCTGTTTCAGTGCTTGGGATAGACCCGTTCTTTGTCCAGTATTGCATGGTCTACCTCTATAACGTGGGAAATGCTGCTGTTGGCGGCGTGAAGTTGGCTGTGTAGCGAGCGTAGCCTTTGGTGATGCGTAGGTCTTGGATGTAGCCGTTCAAAGGACTTGTCCCATTATTTGCCGCCCCAATGGTTAAAGGATTTGTTGTCCCATTGTTAATTGATCCAGTTCCTAAACTTACACTCGTAATACTTGCCCCCCCACGATAGAAAGTCATCGTGCTACCAGATCTAACCCATGCACAATGTGTCCAAGTGGTCGCACTTAACCCAGCGGCGCCTAAAGCATAATTTGTACTACCTATAAAAACATCTCCTGCGCTTGAACCCGTGACATAAAAACTATAAGACGCATTTGCCGCAGTTGAAAAATTACTTTGCCCGACAATAAAAGATTGTGTACCAGTTGTGTTGTTCAAATACACCCAACCTTCTACAGTCCAATCGCCAGAACCAAAATACACTAACGGGTCATCAAGTCTTGCTTTAAGCCAATCCCCCGTCCCATCAAACGCCATACTCCCGCTTCCCCACTTAGCAGAGATAGCCGTACTTATCTGAGCATTCCCCACCGTCTCCAAGTCATTCTTACTTGTAGCATCGTAGATACCGGCGTTGGTGAAGTTGAGTAGTAGGGATGTGTTGGTGATGGCGGTGAGTGGTGCGGTTGGTGGGGTGAAGGCAGAGGTGTATACGGCAGTGCCTTTGACTGCTCTTATATTTGTAATATACCCAGTTAAATATCCAGCAGAGCCATTAAATCCAACATTACTAGCGTTTGTTAAATTGTAAGATGTGCTATTTGTTGCAGTATTAACTAAAGCACCATTAAAGAAAAGACGCAAAGTTGTTCCAGAACGTGACACCGCCAAATGCTGCCATGTGTTTAGTATTGGTGCTTGATTAAATAAATAGTCCCAAGCAACAAAGTTTCTTCCAAACCCCCAACTATTACCAGCCGATTGGTAACCAAACAAAATATCTCCAGTAGCCCCGGCTATCGGCCCCGCTCCATCATTCGGTGTCGCAGTAGGATACACCCATGCCTCTATTGTAAAATCTCCAGTCCCAAAATTCATAACAGAATTTGAAGGAACAACAAGGTAATCCCCACTACCATCAAAATACCCACTCCCACCATTAGTCGCAGCACTCCAGCTTGCAGTGGGGTTGAATGGGGAGAAGGCGACTACTCTGGGTGAGCCTGTAATAGTTGCTGTAGCACCAACAGCCTGATTTAAAAAACGATTTGAATTGGCAGTAAGTAAAACGCAGTTTGTTGCGCCTTGACTGGTTGTTGTTAGCGGTATCGTACTTGGTGTAAATGCACCTGTATAAAATGCACTTTTGCAAATTCTAAGATTTGAATAATATCTATCAATTCCCGCCACACCGCCGCCAATTCTGCTAAAAACTGGATTAGCATATCCTAAAGTGGATGTGTTTGTTATCGAACCTTTTAAAACTCCATTTGTATAAAGTTTTATATTTCCTGAACCAGAACCACTTCGCACCATTGCAACGTGAGTCCATGTGGCTAGAGGAATATCACTTGTAATAACCACAGGAGTAGAATTGTTTAAATATATATTAAATACATTAGCCGAAATGCTAATGTTTAAGGCTAGGTAATTAACGTTATCACTAATAACATAAACAGATCCGTCACCAGAATTGTTTGCTGCATATAACCAGCCCTCAATAGTAAAATCACCAGCAAATTGAAAATCCGTTCCGGCAGATGTTGTAAAGTTAACCTGATTACTTACTTGTTCAGGAACATAGTACCCCCACCCAGTCTGCGAGAACGGGCTAAACGTACCCTGTGTCGTGTTTCCGTTGCGGGTGATGGTGAAGTTATTAGTAGAACCGTCTAAGAACGTATTGTTCTGTGCGCCATTCGTACCGTTGCCAGGAAGCAGTAGCGTGGTGTATTCGTAGTAAGGGTCGGGGGTTACGCCCGAGAATGCTGCGGCGATCATCGCCGTTAATGCGCCAGCCATCAGGTCACTCCCGCACCAGAAACATACCAAGTATCAGAGCCAACATATAACAGCGTCGCCATGCCTTTTGTGGCTACCGTCCTGTTCCCTGTCGCACCATTGGCTAGCTGGAACGTAACGCCTGCACCAGAAATCGTAAGCGCCCCGGAATTATTATTGACTACCAAAATCACCGTGCCGGTTGGGAAAGTTACTGAGGCATTCGTTGGCACCGTCAGCGTAGCTGTGGATCCGCTTGTGATGTAAACCGTATTCCCTTGGTCTGTCAGCACCAGCGTATAAGTCGATCCAGTCTGCGAATTAATAGGCGCATTTACATAACCAAGGATCGCACCATCCGTAAGTGGCAGTGTCTGTGTGACGTTACTGTTTGTATTAGCTGATTGAAGGGTATGCGTTCCCGTACCGCTTGCATTACCCGTGACCGCAATTGAACTCATGCTTCCCTCCAAGAGGTTGTTGCTTCATCCCAGCTATACATTTTTCCGTCCGTGGGCATGGGTGTGGGTGGCTCCCATTGTGCCGTGTTACTGTTCAAAATCCAACTGGCAAAAGGCTGGGGCGGTACAAACGCATCAATGTCTGCTCGGTAGGTGTAGCCAATCCCTGCGTAGTTCTTACGCATGTTGCCGTTGTAGCTAGTCTGCTTCCAAGTGCCGCCGAGAATCTTCTCAAGATGCGCTGCGCCGATATGCTCTTTCTCTACGCCAGAAGCATCAGAGGTGTCCTTGTTATCCACTACGACAACTTGTTGCACCACACCATTTTCATCAATACGGGCAAAGTGAGCCATTACGCCTCCAGCTTTAATCCAGTTAAGTCCATTTCTTCCCCGACAACACCGACGGGAAAGGTGTTAAACGATAGTGAAATCCGAGTGTCATCGCCTTTGACTTCAGGAACCATATGCGTCAGTGACGATGGAAACAGAATCAGCTTTCCTGCCGTGGCTTCAAACCACCAGCTTTCAGAGTTGTACGGGTTCCACTGTTCAGGCGGAAACTTGATCTGCTGCCAGCCATCTTTGTAAAAGTAAATCCTGTCATCAGCGTTGGTCTGAACGTAGAACACGCCTGATATGTAGCTATTAGGGTGAGCGTGTTTGTGATGGTATTGCCCTGGCTCGCTGTAATTACACCAGCTTTGGGTAACTCGTAGGCTGACATTGTGCTTAGGATTGACTGTGCTTTTGAAGTAATCCGATACCGCATCTTCAATAAATGAACGCAGGGACGTTAGCGCAGGGTCACGCAGCACAAAGTTGTTCGTGCTTGTGGTGTTACCCATGTTGGGTCGTGTTGGCAGTTCACGGATGAAGAACAGCTCTTCATCGCTCAGAGGTCTACCAAGCTCTGCAAAGCCTACAGGGATGGGGAATAAGTTATGCAACTGCACGTTCAAATTCCTCACGGGCTATGCCCATCTCTTTCAGTTGCTCATCGGTGTAGATCGTTGGGATGCTGTCCTCAAACTCACGAATCTTGTCAATGACCCAATACACTTCTTCTATGCTTGGGCATGGCCGTGGATCATCCCACCGAGTAAACACGTTGTTACTGATTTCCCACTTCGCACCTGGACGTAAAAGGTGCATGGCTGTATCGATTCCAAGGAACTTATAAACTTTTGTAGTCATGTTATTGATTGATTTTGATAATTACGATACCGGAGCCGCCGTTTCCGCCGCCACCAAAGCCTCCAGACCCTCCACCACCACCACCGCCAGTGTTTGTTCCTCCCGGCGAGCCTGCTTTTGCAGTTCCTGAAGGCGCAAAGAAATATCCACCTGCCCCTGCACCGCCGCCGCCTTGACCGCCATTCCCTCCTGCATAACCAGGATTGGCATTAGTGTTTGCGCCACCGCCGCCTGAAAAATATCCTGAGTCTCCATAGCTTGTCGCAAATGACGGCCCTAATACACCAGCTCCTCCTGCGGCAGCTTGCGCTCCTGAAGGACTAGTTGTTCCTGCTGCACTTTGTCCTCCTCCCGATCCAGATCGGTCTGTACTAGCAGAACCACCGGCAGAACCTTGACCGGATGGGCTTGCCGCCCCCGCTCCTCCGCCATTCCCTCCGCCGCCACCGCCAGAACCACCAGGGCCACCTGCGTTGCCGGTTGTTGGTGCATATCCTGCCCCTCCGTAACCACCTCCAGCAGAAACAATTCCTGGTGTAGCAAAAGGGGATGGTGAAGAACCGCCGACAATACTTGAATTGTTACCAACGGTTCCGTTGTTTGCACCTGTATTTACCCCTCCAGTAGCAGACGCGCCAACAGTAATTGTTAAGGTTGCGCTTGCACTTACAGTTTGCGAGCTTCCAATACGATAGCCACCGCCCCCACCACCACCGCCTACGTTACTTCCACCACCGCCACCACCAGCAACACACAAATAATCAATACTCGTCACGCCCGTTGGCACTGTCCATTGTGTAGTGCCTTTGAACGTAAATACGGTTTGGCTTGGTACGGTGTACTTGAGGATAACAATGCCGGAGCCGCCTGTGCCGCCTGTTGTGCTTGCTCCAGAACCACCGCCACCGCCGCCTCCAGTATTCACAGTACCTGCTGTACCGTTTCCGCCATTGACATTACCAGGGCCACCTCCGCCTGATCCTCCTGCGCCAGACCCTCCAGCCACGCCGGTTCCAACCGTTCCTGCTCCTTCTTTGCCACCACCGCCGCCACCGGCATAAGTTA